ATCCGATCGCGAGCTGCCCAGCGGCGCTGCAACGGGAGTGCAGTCCAACCTCATCACAGGTGGCGTTAACCGTCAGCTTGTGGGCCTCGAAGCCATCGTCCGAGTTCCCACCATCGATCCGATCGTCCCCTATCAGCTCAGCCAATACACGGGCTTCTATTGAGCCCCTGAACAGAAAGGATAGCAGATGGCCCGCTACACCGCCACCGTCGAATCCGCTGCCGCGCTTGCGGCGGACACCGGATTCGCGTGGCTCCGCCCCGTGGCTGGCGCTGGAGGCAAGCTTCGCCGAATCACGGTCGGGGTCATCGCAGGCACTGGCGTCCCCACCAGCCAGCAGCTCGAACTGGGCATCGCCCGGACCACCAGCGCAGGGACCACGCCCGGCGGGTCGGTCGTGGGCGCGAAACTCGACGCCAACTTCCCGACCGCGAGCTGCCTGTTCCACACGACCTACGCCACCCCCCCCACCGTGACCTCCCCGGACTTCTACAAGGTCGCCTTCAACAGCCAGTCGGGCGCCGACCTCCCGGAGGAGCTGCTGGAGGAGTGGCAGATGGCGGCAGGCACGACCGATGGGTTCGCGTTCATCAACCGCAACAACGCGTTGCCAGCGTCCCACAAGATGGTCCTCAGCGTGGAGTGGGAGGAGTAGTCTACGGGCTGGCGTCGGTGGAAGGGCGCCAACCCAGGGCGACCTGCTCGATGGGACCCGCCCTGGACCCAAGAAGCTGCGCCATCCACTCCAGATAGACCACCAGATTGGTGGTCGCATCGACGTGTCCTGGCGTGGGCTAGAGCTCGACGTTCGGGACGATTCGACCCTCCGTGGGGTCTGCCTGAGTTCCCTCCACCGTCTATCGTCCGTACCAAGCGAGCGCCCGCGATCCTGGTCCGCCGGGGACATCGTTGGCACATCCCCCCATCCACGGTGGCGCAGGCTCCTGAATGGGTGTCGGCTCCAGGCCCGGTGGCTCGGCGAGTCAGCCCGCTAGCACGTCGCGGCAGACGGTTTGACCCACCGTGGGGGCAGGCTGTTGCAGTAGCCCCGACCTGGATAGCGCCGCTGATCCAAGCGGGCAAGCGACTGGCTGGGCGTCCCGTCCGTCGCGGAGACAGGTTCGACCCACCGTGGGAGCAGGCGGTACAGGAGAACCCGCCGTGGGCACCGCCACAGATCCGGGCGGCGCGACGGCCGTTCGCCAGGCCGAGCCGCGGAGACCGGTTCGAAATCGCGGGGCTTATCACAGCCCCTATGCCGCAGTTCCGGAATCGCCCCAGGCGGTTGTTGTGGGGGAGGTGGCGTAGTCGCCGTTGGGCGCTGCCGCTCGAGGTTGTCCCCGTCCCAAGATTCCTGGTTCGAGGTCGCCGCAGGCTCTGGCCGTGGCTGGCGCGAGGCAGCCGGTTTGATCCTCCTTGGACGGTTGTGCCTCAGATCCAGGAAGGCCCACCGCCGATGGTTCGGGCGCGGAGACGGACGGTCGGGTTCAGGACTTATGGCAGCAAGTGGGAGCCACCCTGGTTCCAGGCAGTAATCACGGTGTTCTCGAATGTATTCAGCGAGCAATTCTTCACCGAGCCTGGGGCTGTCGAATATGACTTGGATACAGTGCCGGGAGCGATCGACGTGGAGAATGCTGAGGCTGGAGAGATCCAGCATCGTACGATCCAGATTCCGGGAGGGGTTACTTAGCGGTATTTGACGCGCGCTCAATCGCTGTGGTATGCTGGGGTCAGCCGCCCGGCCCGATTGGGCCTAGGACAGAAAGCGAGTCGAGGGATGGCGAACGTGTGGTATGCCACGCGCGAGGACGTGATGGGCGCCTTGGATCAGGCGGTCACGGCCTGGAATTCTGCGCGGATCGATCGAGCGCTGGGTTCGGCTGCTGAGACAATCGATGGGGAGACTCATCGGAGTTTCCGTCCGGTGCGGGCAACCAAGCGGTTCGACTGGCCCAATGCGGACTCGGGACAATCGTGGCGTCTGTGGCTGGACAACAACGAGATCATCGAGGTCGAGAATCTCGTTGTGGCTGGGGTCACAATCCCGTCCACTGACTACTTCCTTCGCAACCACAACGGTGACGATCAGCCGCCGTTCACTCACATCGAGATGGATCTGGCGTCAGCCAGCGTGTTCAGCTCGGGTGATACTCATCAGCAGGCTATCGCAGCGACGTGCCTGTACGGGTACCGCAATGATGAAGAGCAGGTGGGCGATCTCACTTCGAACCTGGACGCGGATCTCACTGACACCGCCACTGTCACTTGGACGTCGCCTCGTATTGGAGTTGGCGATGTGCTGCGAATGGATAATGAACGGATGGTGGTTCGGCAGAAGACGATGGTCGACACCGGGCAGAATACGGGTGGGGTGTTGACGGCACAGAAGAATTCGGTGACGCTGCCTGTTACTACGGGATCAGCATTCGCGGCAGACCAGATCCTTCTGATTGAATCGGAGCGAGTCCGGGTAGTCGACGTGGCCGGCAACGCGCTGATTCTCCAGCGGGCGGTGGACGGGTCGGTGCTAGCGGCGCATGGATCGGGTGTGGACATCTTCTCGCTGACTGGAGTGGAGCTGGACCGTGCGCAGCTCGGAACGACGTTGGCCGCTCACGTGAGCGGGGCTGACGTGTTTCGGCATCTGGTGCCCAATCTGATTCGGGACTACGCCACCGCCCTGGCGATCAATCAGTATCTCCAGGAATCGGCTGGGTATGCACGGACCATCGGCTCAGGTGAAGCGGTCTACGAAGTCAGCGGCAAGGGCCTGGCGGCGATGTGCAAAGAGGTCTATACGCGGTACGGGCGGAAGGTGAGGCACCGAGCCGTATGATCAAGCCTGACGTCACCGTCCATGTCTCGGGTCCGCTCTTCAGCGGGGCCTGGCGAGGCTTCATGCGTCAGCTCATGGGCGACATCGAAGAGGTTGTGGCGGAGGCTGGGGTGGAGCAGGTTCAGATGCAGTACGACCGATCGCTGCGGCACCCTACTGGGTATCATCGCTCTCGGGTCCAGCACGAAGCCAATCGTACCGTAGACACCAACGCGGTCTACGGACCCTGGTTGGAGGGTACTGGATCGCGGAACAAGACTACTCGATTCAAGGGGTACCACAGCTTCCGGCAGGCGACCCAGCAGCTTGAACGGCAGGTGCCTCGGCTAGTGGAACCTGCGGTGCGGCGAACGGTGAGGAGACTGAACGGATGAGTCTCGCCTTCGCAGCAATCGTGGATAAGGTCGCTTCGCACGCGGCAGCGCAGGGCGTGTTTGTGCGGGTCAATCAGCATGAGCCCAAGTCGGCTCCAGATAGCGGTATCACGGCGGCAGTCTGGGCCGATACTATAGGACCAGTCCCGAGCGGGTCGGGACTGCAGATGACGTCCGGACTGCTGGTGCTGAAGGTTCGGGTCTACACCCCAATGCTGGCGGAGCCGCAGGATCAGATCGATCCCAACGTGATCGAGGCAGTGGACCTGCTGTTGACGGCCTACTCGGGCGACTTCACGTTGGGGGATGAGGTTCGGAACGTTGATCTACTGGGGCAGGCAGGGACTCCGCTGTCCGCTCGAGCGGGCTACCTCAACCAGGACAGCAAGCTGCTCCGGGTCATGGACATTACGCTCCCGCTGATCGTCAACGATCTGTGGGCTCAGTCTCCGTAGGAGGGGTGCTAACGTATGGCCAAGCAGTCAGGACTGGGCGACAACCTCTACGTGGGCGGCTACGACCTGTCGGGTGACATCGGGTCGCTGGGTGCGATCCATGGCGGCAGCGATACCCAAGATGTGACCGGGATCGATAAATCGGGGAAGGAGCGTCTCGGTCTGGTGCGTGATGGTGACATGGAGTTCCTGTCATTCTTCAATCCGTCGGTCGACCGTGCCCACGACCGGTTCGAGAACCTGCCTCTGACGGACCAGATCTGCTCGTACCTCCGGGGGACTGCACTGGGCGGACAGTGCGCACACCTGGTGGCCAAGCAGCTCAACTACGACGCCACCCGCGCCGAGAACGGCGCGCTGACCTTCAAGATCAATATGGCAGCGAACGGCTTCGGCTTGGAGTGGGCACACCAGCTCACTGCCGGAAAGCGCACCGACGGCGGAGCCACCAACGGGACTGGTGTGGACTTCGGTGCATCCAGTGCGTTTGGGTTCCAGGCGTATCTCCAGGTCTTCGCCTTCACCGGCACCTCAGCCACGGTCAAGGTCCAATCTTCCACTGATAATGGTGGCGGTGATCCCTACGCCGATGTAGCAGGCGGTGCCTTCACTGTGGTGACTGGGATTACGGCTGAGCGGATCGCTACGGCCGTCATCTCCATCGAGCAGTGGCTGCGCGTGGTCACGACTGGCACCTTCTCCAACCTGATCTTCGCGGTTGGGGTAGCGCGCAACCTGACGGCAGTGGTCTTCTGATGGAACCCTTCCGGCTCCAGCCGCAGCTCCCAGCGTCGGCAGTCAAGACGTATCAGATCCTTGCACCCGTTCCAACCCACTTCCGTCCGGCTCGATGTGAGGAGGTCGACTGTTCGCTTTCCCGCAACGGCTTCAAGATCCAGGTGGATGAGACGACCGATCTCGGGCAAGCCCAGGCGCATTATCTCCGCAAGGAGAGCGGCAGGGAATGCATTGTCAGCCGAGAGGCTGAGCTGACTGTGTTCACGTTCCCACCTGGCACGCAATGCTTCAACCCGCATCAGTTTCCACTCAACCGGGAGCCGCGGTATCTGGTCAGGGGAGGGGACTGGAGGGGCGATCCGAGAGGCGACCCAGTCCGCGAGCATGATCGACCGGAAGACTGGGTAGACGACTTCGCCACCCACCAGCAAAGGATCAAAGATAGGATCGAAAGGGGCTAAGGAATGGCCAAGGAATCAGGGCTCGGCTGGACCACCCTGTCGGTGGATGATTCGGGTGGTACCGCCCGAGACATCCGCAACGACATCACCAACTTCGAGTGGGCAACCCCGCGCGAGGAGCAGGACATCACGGGCATCGACAAGTCGGCCAAGGAACGACTGCTGCTGCTGGCGGACTTCACCATCGAGATGAACGGTGTCTTCAACGACGCCACCAACCTCAGCCACACAGTGTTCCGGACCATCCCGTCGACGTCGGTCGCGCGGACCGTCACCAACGTGATCTCGGGTCAGACGCTGGCCGGTGAGCTGCTTCTGACCGACTACTCGCTGACTCGGGCCGAGGACGGCAAGCTGACCTGGAAGGTGCCAGGCGCGCTCGCCGACGGTACCGTCCCGACCTGGACCTGATCCGTGGGGTTCCAGCCGCCGCAGAAGGTCTACAAGCTGGTCTTTGAAGATCGGGCTTACGAAGGCCTGATCGTCAAGGCCAAGTCGGCACCGATCGGGCAGCTCCTCTCGCTGATGTCATTGGCGAACGTCGATCTCGCCAACATCCAGCCGGAGCAGCTTCAGGAGGTCACCGACCTATTCGACATGTTCGCCGACAAGCTAGACGAGTGGAACGTGGATTACAATGATGGGCCTCACAAGGGCGAACCTGTCCCTGCCAATCGAGAGGGGGTCAGGAGCCAGGACGGCGACTTCATCGTCATGATCATCCTGGAGTGGATCAAT